TTTGACGAGCTTCAAGAAGTTTACCTTGGTAAGCTTCCTCTCCTCGGGCCATTTTTTCTGCATGCATTAACTGTGCATCAGACATAGCCATTTTTGTCTTCTGTTTATTAGCGTAGATCTTACTGCCAGCCTGCAAAGCTATTTTTGCTAAACTAAACCACGCCATATTAGTACCACTTAGCTTTTCTTTTTTTCTCTGCTAAGATATTTCCTTGACCTTGAACCTCTGCTTCTTGTGTTTCAGATGGATTAGTTGTTTCGATCTCTTTTCCACCTTCAACATAACCATCTTTGTTCGTAAACATTTCGTGGTTCAGGTTTTTTTTATTTTCTTCTGCCATTTTAGCTCCTTTTATCTATTCCAGCTCTAGAAAGTGCAATCGCAATAGCTTGTTTACGATTTTTTACCTTCTTATCGCTCTTACCTATGTTGAGTTTACCTTTTTTAAACTCCTTCATGACTTTTTTAACCTTTTTTTGAGGCTTTGTCATCTTTTTACTCATCATCTCTCCTAATTATCACGTTACTAGGGCCCATATCTTTAGCACTTGGTAAAGTTTTTGATAATATTGTTTTTTCAATTGAAGTATTTGCTCTTAATTTTGCTAATTCTTCGTTTTGCTCTAATTTTTCATCTTGGTTCTCTTGATTCATCATAGCTCTCATCTTATCAAGATTAATTCTGTCTTCACCCTCTTGACGTTTTCTTTGATTCTCTTGTGCTTGAAGGTCTAACTCTCTCGCTCTTAGTTTTGCAATAGGGTCATTGTCAAATTGTGATGTAATTTTCTTCTCTTCCTTCACAAACTCACCCATCATGTCAGCTACCAGTTGTGCTTTTCTTGCTTCTATTTTTTCTGATATCATTCTAACTTGATTCATCATAGCTGGGTCAGCCATAGCTTGTGGGTTTTGTTGCATTGCCATAAGTTGTTGCATTTCGTTTCTAAATTCTATTTCAACTTGTTCTTGAGCCATTAAAGAAATGTGTTCAAAACAATTTTTCTCAAGAGCTGCCATAACGATTGGTGCGTTTCTAGCCATGTTGGTTGCCATGAAACTTAAGTGAGCTGTAATGTGTGCTCTGTGATCTTGACCAGGAAAAGCCTGGAAGGGTTTCCCAGCAAGAGCATCAATGTGCTCTAATGCTGGGTCCTTCGGTGTGGGAACTGGTTGTCGTTTCAAAAGTTTATCAATATCTTTAACACCTAATGCTTCGTACATATTTCTATACGCTTGGTACAAATTATGAATTTGTGGATTAGATTGAGCCAGCTGCAGTTCCGACTGTGCGAGGGAAATACGCTGTGTCTGGGAAAATATGTTTGGATCCGCAACTGGCAATATATCTACTCTATCGTCAAAGTCTGTTTGTTTAATCATTCTTTGACCACCAACAACATCATAAGGATATTCCTGTGGTAGATATAACTTGAAAACTCTTGCCATTAATTTGAATTCTTGTTTTAAGGCTGCGTAAATTCTTTTATGAATAGCAGACATTGTTCTGCTACCTCTTTCCAACAAAGCTACTGTCGTACCCACTGCTGCCTGTTGATTACCCTCACCTACTTGCAAGTCTGCTATTGAAGCGAATCTCTGACCTGCTTGTACTACGACGCCCATAAGTGCTAATAAGGTTTGTGATGGTTCCTTAAATGGAAGCATCATAAAAGAGTCTTTGATGTTGCCACCTGGTGCGTCTACATCTCTAAATTCACCGGGTTGAATTGATTGTGCATCATCTCTTATTCTTATTCCTCTTTGTTTAAAGCCTGCAGGTAAGTTTGATAAAGTTCCTGCGTCTAATAGTTGTCGTAATGCAGCCGTAGCTGTTCTTGATAATCCACCAATCATATGTATTAAACCAAAACCATAAAAACCTAGTCCTGGTAAAAATTTAAAATGTACGAAGTAATCTATTTTTTTTCTTAAAGGATCACCTATTTCATAGTTTCTTTTGATTGATAAAACTTCTCTAGAATTTTCTTCAATAGTTACAACGTATGGAAGTTTGATACCTGTTGGTTCATTGTCTTCTCCCATGTCTTCAAAACCTTCAAGATCTAAATTTACGTGGCACTCTAACAAATTAAAAATATCTTCATCTCTTCCTTTTGTTTCTCCTTGAAGTTCACGTTCTTTTTTCTCTATTTCGGTTTCGTTAACTGGACCTGGTTTTAATTCTACATCTCTATAGAAACCAGCTACTTGTTGTTTTCTTAATTCGTTTTCAGATATTTGTACGCGATGAATGATAGACTCCGCATCATCTAATGAGGTAGCTGTATACGGAACAATCAAATCATCTGCGGGTACAAATTTAGAGCAAGCCATTGAAATTGCTTCGTCATAATAAACTTTTTTAAAAGCTGAGCCTGCTAACGGTAAGTGAAATAATAACGAATCAAAATCAGGTTCGTAATCTTTCATCTTATCCATAATTTGATAATTCATGAAATCTTTTACTCTTTGAGATTGTTGTTCTTTATCTGGAGTAGGGTTCCCTAAAATTTGTGTTCTAACTGGGCCTTCTGCCGGTAATAGTTCTTTGTAAGCTAACGCTTGAAATTGTGTAACAGCTTCTGCTAACACAGGGTGTGTTGCACCTGATGCACCTTGAAACGGTTCTGTTCTATTGTCGTATTTAAATCCTAAAAGATCTAGGCCTTCTCTGTAACCTCTTTCCCAATCTTTTCTAGAGTTTTTATAATCTTGATAATTTTGATAAAGTGTTGTTCCTAATCTTCCAATAATATCATCCGGTAAATGTTCAGCTAAATTGTCGTAATGATTTTGTCCACCTTCAACCGATCCAATTGACGGATCATAATTAATATCTACAGAGCCATCTTCGTTCTCTTGTATTTCTACAGGGTCACCTTGTTCATCAACTTCTTGCTGTTTTTCTTGTTCAGCAATTTCTAACTCTTCAGGTGATGGTACTTTTATCTCTTGCTCTACGTTTGGAAGAGATTTGTCTATGTCTGCCATTTATTTTCTCCAGTTTCACAGGTTTAACAGTATTGTAATTAATAAGCAAGCCCTCAGACTGAGGACCTGATTTAGGGGGTATGGTTTTAGTCAATTTCATTTAGTGCTGCTGCTGCCTCCTCTGCTTCGTCCGCTAGCCTTTCAGCTGCTTCATCTGCTGCTTGCTCAAATCTTGCTTCGGCTGCACCAACGTTATACTCACCTCTTTTTATGCCTGTGTCGCCTGTCATATCTTTAACTGTTTTTGTAACTTTACCTGTTGCAAATTCTTCCATACGTCTTGTATCTCCACCCATAATATTATCTAAATCATCAAGAATCTCTACATCAAAATCAGCGTTGCCATCAGGATCTACGTTAACAGGCACTTCTTCTTGAGCTATAAATTCACCTTTTCTCTTTACCGCTTTACCCGTTGTTTCATCTATTAATTCATAACCTGGTGGTTCGTATTCAATTTCATATGATTTTCCATATTCATTTTTACCTGATACAAAAACTTTGCCATCGTCATGTCTATAAATTTCTATGCCGGGTAATTCTTTTGGTTCATACTTTATAATATCTGCATCTATTTTTTTACCAAATCCACCAAACGTAATTTTATTTACAAAATCGGGAAACCACTCTGGCATCGTTGTGCTTGTGTTTTTAAGTTGTTGCACAATCGGTGCTGCTTTTTCTCCAACCTTAAAAAATTTTCCAAGGACAGGTAATGATGCTAGACCCCCCATAAGTTTTAAAAAATTTCTTCTTTTTGGATCATCTGGTCCACTTGCGAAACCTATTCTGCCTCCTTCGGCCATTTTAAGATATTTTTCTAATTGAGCTCTGATGGTATTTAGATAATCTATTTTAACTTTATCTTTTGCTGAATCAGGTAATATAATATCTCCTATTTCAGGATCTTGTGAATCTAAAGCTCTTAAACGTAAACCCTCTTCTATTTCGTCTGGAGTTAGTTCAGCTGTAAATACTTTTGGGTTTGCTTCATCTCCACCTAACTTACTATAGTATCTAGCGTCTTCTGCAGCAGTTCCAAAACCACCACCTTCAGGTGTAAAATATTTTCCTTTATAATCTGGATCACTAAAAGAACTACTTGCACCTTTAGTTCCGGACTCACCTCTTTTTACAGTTATGGTTTTTTTATTTAAAAGATCAATTAAATAATCTAGCCCAGATAATAGTTTACCAAGTCTAGGTACTTTATATAGTGCTTTTCTTTTACGATTTTTAGATCCATCTGCAAAACCTATTCTTCCACCTTCAGCAGCGCCCACCATCATCTCATCATCTATTGCTTGAGCTTCTATATCTTCTAGTAATCTCTCTTCGTCAGTCAAAGCTTGTCTTCTCTCAAACTCTTTATACAAATCATAAGCTGCGCCTGCTCCTATTGTTGCTAATCCAACAGGTGTAAATGCTCTTGCAGCTTTTCCAAAAGGATTCATAAGAATAGATCCAGCTCTGCTTAAAATACCTTTTCCTGCGGGCGCTAATGTTCCTAAAATTTCAGGTGCTAATAAACTTGCGCCCGCTAATTTTATATTTGGATCTTCTTGAACTTCATAATTTCTTGGATCAAATCTATCAAGCATTGATGCATCTTCTGGTTTTTTATAATCTAAAATTTCAGAGCCAGCAAATCCTGCAGCTGCGGTTGGAGATCCTGCTACTTTAAAAATTCCTTTTAAAAGATTTTTTGCTTTTTCTTTTCCAAAACGTCTGAAACCTTTAAGTGGATCAGTTGCTGTTGCCTTAGAACCAA